CGGATATACCGCATCACGTCATCGACGAATTGTCTCGGTTTCATAGCCTCATCAATTTAGAAGTTTGTTATTGTTGTCCTTTTCCATATCCTTGCGGCGGATCATCCGTAACTTGATGGCCAGCACATCCAGCTCATCGGTCGTCAGCTTGCGGAATTCCTTTCCAGCTATTCTCGGATGAAGACAATAGTCATTCACCCTGTCCCAATCGGAGGTGTCAATTCCCATTTTCTGCATCAGGTGAAGAACGGTAGAGCGTTTCCGTCTCAGTTCTTCCCGATAGATTTCTCTTGCCTTGTCACCGCCTATCAGACGCTGCATTTCGTCACACATGGCTGTGTACTCCTTGTCGGTCAGTTCCTTCAGCGAATCTGTCCGTCCGTCACTGAACTGACGTATCAGCCCGGATTTCAGCTCCTCTCTGTCCGTTGATGGCATCCTGTTTAGCAGGACATAGAACCTTGCATAATTACGTGTCTTCATCTTGTTATTCCTCTATATTGCCCAAATTATATTGTGCACTTCCTTCTTCCCATATCGTGAAGTGATTTCCCGGCTTGGTGATAAAGCGTCCTTTGCAGACAGCCCGGAACCCTTCAATGAATATCTTTACATCGGCATCATAGGCCACTTTCTTGGCTGCACGTCCTTCCGGTTTTAATCCCTCACAATGGCTGACGAATATCAGCAGCTTGTTCCGGTGACGTTCCTTCAGGGCCTTATAGGTGGCGTATGTTAATCCCGAATATTGGAAACTGTCTATGATGACCACCTCCGGACTACGGCGTTTGGAGAGCCGTTCGCTCAGTTCCTCCATCGGTTCACGGTCCAATATCAGGAAACGACGGTTCACCTCGTGCATCCGTTCACGGTTCAGCGTATTCTGGAAAGACAAACCTGTACTTTCCTCCAGACTGTCATAAGCCACCTTGCACCATTGGCACAGATATTTGGCCAACTTCATTACAAAGGCACTTTTCCCGTTGCCGCTTTCTCCCCAGACAATCCAAGTCCCAGTGGTGGCCGGCCGTCCAAAAGCCGCTTCCCATTCCCCTTCGAAAGGGAAACAAGGGTTCGTCATGGATTGTACCTCAGTAGGTGAATAGGCCCGTTTCATACTCTAACCTCCCTGAATGCTACCTTGCAACGGGTGGCCGCCGCAATCTTGTTGGCCAGTTCCATATCGTCCAGTTCCACCACGATAAGACCTTTTGTTCTTGCTCTACGGATACGCAGGTCGCAGGCATATTCACCTTCTTCCCATAACATCAGCGTGTGTGCTGCATATTGGCATTCCATTCCCAACTGATAGATTCTCTTCAAACCCATATCAAGCCCCCTTTCTCAGTTTTTCAATTTCAGTATAGACACGGCGTAGGCTTCCACCCGTACGGTTCACCACCGTCACAATGTCCGTTTCTGCCGGTGCATTCAGTTTGGCCACCATGGCGGCCTGTGCCTTCAGGAAAATCTCACGTTCCTTCCCGTCATCCGGTGTTACCTTGCTGTACTTGTCACCGTAACGGGAAAGCATTTCGGTATAGCCCACCTTCTTGCATTCAATGGAGCGGTTGATTTTCTCCTTCAAACCGTCAGCACCCATCATATACCAGGCACAGCAGCGTTCGGTGGCGTTCCACAATGCTTTCAATTCAAGGAAGGCTTCATATTGCAGGTCGCCAGCTTCGTCCAGGATGATAAGCGGATTTTCAAGGGTCTTCAGATAGAACACCAAATCGTCGTACACGTCAGCATAGCGTCCGTTCGTGTTGATGCCGAACTCGCGGGCAATGAATCTTATCAGGCGGATCTTGCTCTTCACTTGCGAACAATCCACATAGATAGCGTTCCGATGGGACTTCACGTATGTCCGGGCCGTGAACGTCTTCCCGATGTTGGCCATATCACAAAGGATGGCGGATACACCGCTTTCCTGGCACATGGTGAGCTGTTCCGTAATGAAGATGTAGGTCGGCGTTTCAGCAGCCTTCCATTCCATTTCATCCGCAAGGGAAACGTTCAGTCGGCGGGCAATGCAAATCCAGTTGGTGTCACTTACCTGCTTGTCGGTAATTCCTTTCTTGAGTGCATTGTAAACACTTGCCGAAATGCCGAGGGCAGCAGCATGTTTGTTGTCGCTTGGATAGTTCTCGCGATTGATTTTTATCTCAGCTAAAATACGCTGTTTGATTTCTTTCGTTACTTCCATTATATTGCTGTTTAAATGTTATTCAAATAGTGTTATAAGGCTTCCTTTCCTGAATTCCGGTATTGCTCCACATTATAGTTCAGGAACGCTGCATCGTCATCGGTTGGTGGAAGCTGCACGGCCTTGACCGGTGCTTCCGCTATCTGTTTGGCTGCTTCCTTCTTCATGATGGCAACCGGGGCGATGGCATCCCGTTTCATCATGGCATCAAACTTGCTAATCTGCTTGTTCTGTTCCGTCATGATATGGACATCCTTTTCCGTCCGTTCGGCCAATGCCTCGTTGAAGGTACCGATGTCCTTCAGCCTGTCAATCAGCTTTCCGTTCTGGTAGATATAGATTTCATCGAAGTCACCGTCATCATCAGGAAGGTAGTAGGCATCCACTTTCAGATTGTTCGGTTCCAGGCGGTCGAGCACTTCCGGACTGCTGAGCCAATAATCCTTGTACTGGATGCGGCAATAGCTGTTGCGGCGGATGCTGGTCTGAACGTGTTCGCCGATGAAGCGGTAGAGCATGGCCTTGTCAAGAGGCTGAAGGGTCGGGTTCATATTCTTTTCGAGCACGTCCCAACGTGTCATGCCCGGATATTTCTTCTGGTTCGGGTGGAGGGTGTTGTTGAACTCTCTCACGTCAAGCATATCCTCTGCAATCAGTTGATCCCAAGAGTAATATTCGTGGTCTTCGTAGGTATCATTGAATTCATCGCTGATTTTCTTGCTCTCTGTGCGATACTTTTCGTTCCTGGCATAGAAACGGCCGATACCGAGGTGGTTCTTATGTTCGATGCTCTTCTTCTTGGCTCCGTTGAAATGTTCGGCACGCTTTTCCTGCGAGTTCAAGGGAGCACAGAAGCGGACGAATGGGAAAATGACACCGGCCTTCAGGAAACTGTCCTTCCATTGGGTCATCAAGTGGTTTTCCACTTCCACCTGTGCCGGGCAGTTCCAGCCTTTCTTGTCAATCAGGCGGAACATACTTCTGAACATTTCTACCACAAGGTCGATGTTCTTGTTTCGGTTATACGCTACACCCACCACACACTGGCTGGCCACGTCATAGGCGTAGTAAGCTTTCGGGCGTGCCTTGGTGTCCTTCAGTTTACGGGGAAGGTCACGGTCGTCGAATGAAATCTTGCTGAACGAGAACTCCGGTGAATGGCGGTGTACGTGTGGCCGCTGCTGGTGCATGAAGGTACTCCAGCTCATGAGCATACTGTTTATCAAAGCCTTGTTCTTGGGCTGGTTCAGCACATTGTTAATGGTCGATTTGCTCAGCTTCATCGGTTCCCCGTTCTTGTCTGTGAAGTCCGTCGGGTTGAACATTTCACCGGTCATCGGGTCGAATGCCTCCAGTTCTCCGGACACAAACGAGTTGTACATCATCCATACATCGCCGTTCCAAGGCTTGTTGGGTTGTATAGCCAAGCCCAAAACCAGACGTTCAATGTCGATATTCACCTTTCGTGTGTTCTGGTTCCCGAACTTGCCGCTGATGAGGCTGGCATATCCCTTTTCCTGGAAGTCCTTCACTTTCTTCTTGAAGCGGCTCACCGAAGTCGGCAGCGTGTGCCCGAACTCTTTCTGATAGAAGCTGATGGCACCGCTCATTTCTTCCCAACGTACACGGCTGCCTTGCATTACGGCACGCTTCATCTTCGTGTCGTTCAGTAGTCTGACCACCGCCTGGAGTGCCGAGGCGTTGAGGGTATATTCCTGTTGCTGTTCCGGCTTGAGGCTGTCGCCCGATGGCAGACGATATAGCGAATACCAACTTCGTGCATTGGCATCCACTTCCCAATGCTGACAAAACCAGTTCCTTAGTGCTTCAGTATCCATATTACCGTATTTTTCTTTAACCATTTTCTTGTATTTCTCCGGCAGGCTTTCCACCGATACCAGGGCGGTAACACCGCGGCCTACTCCCTTGCGGACAACCAAAATCTTTCTTCTGAACACGAGCTGCTTGTAACAACTTTCTCCCATAATCGGGGCCAGTTCTTCCCGGCTCATCATGCTTGGATGAATGGGGCTGTCTATTCTGCTGTTGCTGTAGTCGGCATATCCGTTGGCTCCAATCATCGGGCGGTCATCACGGGTAAGGTCGTCCTTGGAAATACATAATATCTTCCCGTAGTATTCCATAAACGTCCTCCTTATCTTAATGTCATTGCCCAACTTTGTATGCCTTCTATTTCGTTGACACGCACTTCATCCCAATGCTGAACGTTCTGCCCTTTGAATGTGGCATCACAACTACCGTCCTTCTTGCTGAATTCAAGTAATACGCCATTGGGTAGATATTGACGCATATAGCCGTCTGAATCATGAAGGGTCTCCACTTCAGGAATAACTGCCATTACAATGCCGCCACGGTCTTTGGCCAACTTCTGGATTTTGCGGATGGTTTCGGTATCCTGTTCATACCGTAATGCTTTCCACACCGTTACGTCTGACACATTGAATGCTTTTGCCAAAAAATGGCGGTCCTCTCTGGTTACATGAATGTACTTTTTCATTGCTGCTATATTTTTGTTGTTTATACTCTTTTTAAAATCTTCCGCTATGCTCCCGCACCACGGAAGTTTTGCTACCTTTGTAGCATGTTTAACTAATACCTAATTTATTATAGTTCTGTGATAATGGGTTTCAAACTTACGCCGTAGCATGTCATTAACCGTTCTATTAATCGTTTCACGTAAATTTCCGGTGCCGAAAAGACAATCCCGTCTTTTGGATTGAAGCAGAAACTTATCCCATCCATTATAAGAACTGTGGCCAGCTTATGCTTGACGCTTTGCGTATGCCATTGCTTTACAACCTTAATCATATCATTTCAAATCTTTGATTGTATATTCCTCATCGAACACCACCGGCAGGTTCGTTTTAACCCATGCCATACCGAATTCGTTACTTGTCACGACCACGAATGTGTCTGTCCCCGTCATCATAGCGAATATTTCATCATCGTTACTCAAATCGTTTACAAATCCGTCTGCTTTCATTCGCTCACTTGCCTTTACCGTTACTTCTACTGCTTTCATATTGCTGTTTTTAAAGTTTAATCGCTAAAATTCGCTTATCTCGGCCCTTTTTTGTATATTTGGCCGCTTGTT